GTGGTGTTACCATTAGCAAGAACCTCAGATAGTGTATCGACTGTAGCAACCTGAGAATCGACATACGCTTTGATTGACTGTTGAGTAGCCAATGCTGTGGCGCTATTAGACGCCATGTTATCTTCATCTTTAATGCTTGAAACGGTAGCGCCATCGCCATTAAGTGTAAGGCTGTTAATGTTTGTGATGCCTTCCTCGACGTTTGTACCGTCACAAAAGACCACCATATTTTTACCGTTAGGCACGGCAATGCCTGTACCAGAAGACGTTTTGACAGTGATTGTCTGGCCTGTGCCGTTTTCAACGATGTAAACTTTAGAAGCCGCTGGACAAATAACCGTGCCTGCACCTGTTAAAGATGAGCCGGTATCGGTCAAGGTAAGGATAGCCGCACGAGACTCCGCTGTGGTGCCGTCAGCGCTGGTAAGTGTGTGAGAGTTGCTACTCCACGTGTTAATAACTTTACGGCCCGCGATGGCTTCTTCTACCATCGAAGTAATGTTGTCGTTTACAACATCGCCCCAAGTACCACTAAGCTCACCCTGAACTGGAAGTGCTAACTTAAGTATGCTGGTATACTGTGTTGCCATTTTTTTACCCTCAAGCGGCTATATTATCCCAATTAGGAGTTTGATTTGTGTTTAAACCACTCCAAGAAGGACTTTGCGTATCAGAAATCGCTTGCCAGTTTGGTGTTTGATCTGTAGATATTTCACCCCAAATAAACACATTCCCAACTACACCCGTGACCTCAATACCGGTTGGAAGTGCAGTAGCTCCAGCAGTAGTAGTTACTGTACCTAAACTTCCGGTACTTTCAACTCCTGTTACGGAGACTGTCATTCCAAGCGCTACGAATACACTACCTATTGCACCGGTAGATTCAACACCGGTTAACGTAACATTAGCAACACCAGTAACGGTGACAGAACCAACCCCTGTGGTAGCTTCGAGTCCTGATGGAGCAACGACAGCATTACCTTTAGCGACAACTGTTCCTAACGTTAAAGTAGCAGAAACGCCCGTAGCGCTAACATTTGCGTCGGCGGTAGTGGTAACAGAACCTAGAGAAGAAGTACCGGCAACACCGGTAACACTAACATTAGCGTCAGCAACAACAAGGACAGTTCCTACTGCGCTAGTAGCCTCAAGTCCTGATGGTTGCACGGTAGCCGCGCCGGTGATCGTAACACTACCTAACGCGCTAGTAGCTTCTAATCCAGTGACACTAACATTAGAATCTGCGGCGACAACAACAGTGCCAACTGCGCCGCTAGCTGATACTCCGTCTACACTTACAATAATGAGGTCCGTACCCCAAGAGCCTTGACCCCAAGCGGTAGAACCCCACCCTGTGTAGCTGACGGAGGATGGCATTACGCTATCCGAATAATAGCGTTACTCGCGTCTGCTGTAGGAAATTGAATAGTAAAATCACCAGCAGTAGATGTTTTATCGGCACCAAAGTTTAACACGGCAACAGCAGGATTAGATCCACCGGACTGATAAATCAATGCTCCACGTGCTGTTATTGTTGCTGAAGAAAAAGTTACGTCGTTAAAGTCAAGAAACGCGGTAGTACTAGACGTGGTAGGAGCCACTACAGTTAATGTAGCGCCTCCTGACGAATAACCTGTCCCGCTGACTTCGTTGCTCGTTGTAAACGCCGTAGTAGATGCATCAAGCGAAGCAGAGCTAGTGTACAATGCTATCTTGTACGTTTGAGACGTGTCTGAGCTAAAATCCATTTCGCCGTCAAGAAGTGCTTTCTTGAATGACGTACACATTGCTTGAGTAATTGCCATTTTTATCCCCTAATTTGCAGATATTCGAACTTGCCCTGAACGATAAGTATCGCTTCTAAGTTTACCATCCCCAAGACTTTTAAGTAATTTCATAGATTGTACATACATACGTTCATACATTTGCACTAAATCAGGTTCGCCCTTCATAAACCGCATGGCCTCGACCAAAGCACCATTAAGTAGCGCAGAGTCAAACTCATCCCCTAACCACGTAGTGTTTGCTGTTACAATGGATTCAGGGTAATACCCGTAATGAAGTTCCATTGTATACCCGCTATCAGGAGTTGGTCCCAAGATAAAAGTATCGTCATCAAAATTAGCGTAGTGTTTAGGCAGTCCTGTAGTAGTTTGTATTGGGTAGGCTTCACGGATAAAATTTACATCCTTGTTTAGTAAAAAATGATAGTTACCACTCCCATCAACAACTGCCAGACTATAGGTGTACAAATAATCTGTAGGCGTAGATAAGTATTTGTTACTAGCCGTAACTGTTCCTGTAACGTTTTTACGAAGAGCGGGAAACTGAACAGTGTTATATATTTTCTGTTCAGCCTGATCCGTAAACATAGCGAGCTGTGCATCAGTGAATGTGTTTTCAGTGATGTCTTCAATATTAGTTTTCAGCTCAGTATAGTTCATGGTTTATCCCATAGGTCCACGAGCAAGAAGCCCTTTCGTAGCCGCGCCAGTACCACGCACCTTAATACCACCACCTGCCTTCAGCTTCACAGTTTTTAATGTGTTAGCTTGTTGCTTGTGCGTTTTACTTGCTTTCTCTAACCCTTTAATCACCTTGTTCATCTTTGCTTTTGCCATGATATGACTCCTATGAAATATTGACTACAACTCGCCCTACAAACACTGTACCAACAACCGGTTTAACTGGCTCTATCAAAGCTCTACTTGATGCAAGCTGATTAAAATCAGGACGAGGATCACGAAGCGCTTGTGGATCATTTACAGGGAAATCACCTAACTTAAGCTGTGGGTGGTCGCCATCCCAACACTCAGGACATGCCTTGATGTTTGTATCACGTCCTTTCTTAAAGACATTACGAAGCTCTCGTAGTTTGTACGTAAATCCACACACATCGCATACACCGAGCGCTCTTTTGTTTGATGCAAATCGATTACCCATCTTAAATTCTCATAGCGCGAGGGACAAAACGAGCGGGAGTTTTTTCTCTATCTTCTGCCGCCGCAAGCTCAAACTGTTCTTCATAAACTTGTTTCAACATGGGTAAACGATCAGAAAGTTCAGGCTCTTTCATAGCTATGTGGTATGCCAAACCCGCAACAAGACACGGAAAGAATCTAAAGTTCATGTCCGCAGTTTCAGCGCCATCACCCGCGTCTTGAATGCGCCTTAACCTGTAATACTTGAATGTGTATTCATTTGAGTCTGGAACAGGCCAAACGTTGATTGTGGGGTTATCACGAAGTCGCTCAATCCACACTTGAATTGGCCTACCCCGCGTTAACTTGTTTGGTATAGACGCGTAAGTGCTTACGCTAATACGACTTATCGTAAGGTCAGATTGTGTTGATTGATTACCAGCATCGGTGCGTATTACTTGTTCTAACAAATCAATAGTATCAGCCGGTAGATTGTATTCAGACGTACCAGTTGTAAGACTAATAGTGCCTTCATCAATGGTCCACAGATTAATTCCACGGTTTTGCCATTCAATAGTCATCAAGTTCATGGAACGACGTGCAGTGCGGAGGTCGTATCCAGAACGCATTTCACGGCCAGCACGTTCCCACGCTTCTTCAGCGATCTCCGTGAAGTCCATATTGAATGCTGTGGTACCTGAAGTTGCCATTACTTCTTACTCACGGTCTTCTTTTTAGCTGGAGCTTTTTTAGCCGCCGGTTTCTTTGGGGCGGGTTTTGTAACTCCCATTGCTTCTAACTTGGCTTCCGCTTGCTCTTTAGTCATAAGATCAAAGACAGCTACCACATACGAACCATCTTCTTGTTTAGTGCCTATCTGGTATACCGGCTCACCCGTGGAGAACCTTCCATTCTGAAAAACTTCCATTGTTTTCCTCCTTATGTATACAACGTTTTCTTACGCCTATCGTTCATAACAGCCCCACAACCGCGAGCTATAGACCGCTTACGACGAGCAAGTCCACCACCACTAAATTTTACCTCAGCTTGCTTGGTGTTCTTGACCACCGTCTTACCTTTCTTACCTTCACGCTTCTTCTTTTTAGCCGTAGAAGCACGTTCAGATTTAGACAGGCTTTGGGCCTTACTCTTTGGCAAACATCGATCAGGATTCTTCTTGTCTTTAGAAGTGCCGCACGGACCTTTGATTTCGCCATCAGTGCCGATGCGAACCCACTCTTGATCACGCCACTTCTTCAACTCACCCATTACTTCTTTGCCTTTTTCTTGCCTTTAGCGCCCTTAGCGTAGTTGGGGTCTTTACAATACTTTGACGCCGCCATATTTGCATAAGCAGATGGATAGGTATCAAAGGTGCGCTTTGCCCACGCTTTACCTTTAGGGCATATTTTACCACCCGATTTGTAATAACGTCGCATCAGATGATCTTAGCTGGACGAACGCCTTTACGAGCTATACCCGCGCCACGTACCTTGCCACCTCTTTTGCCGCCTTTGGCTCTGCCTTTTTTAGCCATGCCACCACCTTTCATACCCATTCTGCGAGTTGCCATTGGGCCAGTGCCTGTCACAGCATCCATAGCTCTGCTACGGTCTTTCTTTTTCATTTTCGGTTTTTTCTTTTTCTTCTTCATCTCTTCAGGGTCAGAAACCATTTTACCGTTGGCATAACCCTTTTTCTTAGGTGGCACTGGTCCACCACCACCAGCGTAACCCTTTTTCTTAGGCGGCGGCACTGGTCCACCACCCTGCATTTCTTTGGTTAGGTCATTAGCACCTTTACCGTCCATAGCAAACGCTGGAACTTTTTGTCCCTTTGGACCTTTTTTCATGGGCATCTTAGCCATCGTTATCTCCCTCCGCGTAGAGATTATCAAAAACTTGATTTACATCTAACGTGTAGTCTAGATCAGACTTACTGTAGTGAATATGTTGTGAAGGCAAGAAATCTGGAGCACCCTCACCCATTTCAAACCATGCGGGATGTGATACCCGAACTCTGTTGTTAGGTAAAGCCACAATGTTTCCTGTCCACTGCCCTGCATCTAGTAACTCAAGCACATGTGCTTGTTTATGCTGTGCTGGATCATCAGCAATTTCAGACTCTGTATAATCCACCGTGAAGTAATATTTTGCTGGATAGAACTTACCATCAATTTTTGCCATCCAAGGGCATGGAGTGCATCTATCTAACACGTAAACGCTGTGTGTGCGGGACGCACAATCCCATGGTTGAGCCGCCCAAACCGGCATAGGTTCAGGCCATTCTTGAAAAGGTGTGTCTCCTACAAGCGCCGTAATCGGCATACGTGCCCACATTGCGCCGCCGTGAACATTAGGCTCGTCAGTATCGTCAGTTTCGCAACCAGTGAAGAGAACCTGAAATGACAAACAGCGATTAGGTATCGCGGTAACAGCTATAGCCATAGCGTGCAAAAAGTCGCCATGGTACGCCGTGTGGTTATGGGTATATTCTCTACGGACCCAACATTTAAAATAAGGAATGTTTGATTGTAAAAACGCCATTAGCAATTCCATTTCCGCAAACTTTTGTTTATGCGGCTGTTAGGATCATTAGCTGTCTTTGCGCTGGTATTACGTTTCTTCATGCCTTTCATACGAGCACAAAAAGACTTCCGCCGTTTAGCGGCTTTAGAACCTTTTTTCAGCTTACTAGGCTTAGTTGTTACAGCAGTCTGAAGTTTACTGCCGGGATTTTCCCGGCGATAGCTTTCGACTCCTTTCTTGTTAAGCCCACCTGACTCACTTTTCCCCTCTTTGCGTTTCCACGCAGGAGTTTTTACCGAGCCACCTTTCTTATAGTAAGCTCGCATAGTATTTATCCATAAAATACTGTGATAGCAGTGATGTTTGTTAGCGCACTTATAAATACGTCCGACTGACACCGTATACCATCATCAGGAATGTTTACAGAATGAGAGTCAGAAGCCGCAAAATCCAGATCTAGCACAGTGCTACCACCACTACCATCAGTGACAGTAAGTCGTGGGCTACCAGAAGTTGATAGTATTTGGATCTGCCTTATACGTGCAGGTCCAACACCTAAAGATCCCGTGCTTGTAACTCGTTTACTTTGAACGTCTGATCTAGGCATCGTTTACTCCTTTGCTTAGGAAGCATCTGATGAGCTTGATAGACCAAAGAACTTAAGAACTACCACAGTGTCTCCACCCGGATCGCCAGAAAGAACAACTTCTACTTCATCTGCTGTCTCAGTAGCGGCAGTTGTAGCACCACCAGACATACCTAAAACACCGTTGCAAGGGAAGAATCCTTTAAACCCAGTGCTATTTACAGCGGCAGAAATACCATCCACAAAACCATCTGTATCAGCATCAGTGCCAATATCATTTAGTGTTACTGAGTTAGCGGCGGCTGTAGTTACGGCAACAGTTACGCCCATAGGTATGAAGTTAGAAGGGATACCTATCGAACTTTCTTTACCTGTAGTAGCACCATTAGCCACAGTGATCGTAGCGGTGTACTGCGAAAGAGTCATTTCGCTAGTCAAACTACCGGTTGTAGAACTTTCTACTATGTTTTTAAAACCATTTTCCGAACGGACTGGACCTTTAAAAGTAGTGTTAGCCATGTGAATCTCCTGTCTCGGCTAGTGTCAGTCACGGGATGCGACTGTCAGGGATTAATTTTTTATACCATACAAAAAGAAAGGGGGCAATTAAGCCCCCCTCTTATTAAGCACCGGGTGAACCGAAAATGCCTAATGGGTCTGACACACCGAACGAATAACGCTCACGAGCCTTATAACGACTGTTGCCAGTATCAAAGTCAGCATCCATAGATGTAGCCATTGGTGTACGGACAAAGTGCTTAAGACCGTTAGGAACGTCAGTCAACAAGAAGAACGCATCAGTATCCGTGAGATAGTGGTTAATAGAATAACCCTCTGGGATTGATCCGTTGTTGCGGATCGCGTTCAAATCATTATCGGCTGTACCCACACGACCTTCAGTTTCGAGCAAACGAGTTGCTACAAACTGTAGATTGGGTGGGATGATCAGCTTACGGGGTCTAGCGGCGATAAGAAGCCCACGCTCATCGGTCCAACCTGCAATCTGAATAACAGCCGCCTCAAGAGAGGTTTCGTTAAGATCAGCGGCAGTGGCTGGCTCGTTTGAGTTGGTTCCACCACTTACTAGCGGGTGATCAGTAGCACAGAGTGCTTTACCATCACCGTAAGTAGTGTTTGTGTCAAAAGCGCTATTAAGAATAGCGGCGGCTTTGACCTGCTTGGTATACGCCATAGCCC